TTTAAAAATAGATGTTAATTCAACGGGCGCAGAAAGTGACGGGCTTTTAAAATGTGAATTCAAAGTTTATTTTTCTGAAGAAAGCTATTTGCAAGGGAAATATTTTTTCAAGGCTTGGGATTCAGAAGAAGATCAAAGAATTGTTAATTTCACTTATCCAGTTGTTGAAGTTCCAACTTGGGGCTTTATGACTTACAAAGAATTACAACGCAAAATAATTGCTGATAAATTCAGTTGGGAAATTGAAAACGTTGTTTTAGTTGAAGAAGTTTAATTTTGGAATACTTCGGAAACATTTACCCATATTTAACAGAAGAAGAAGTTAAAAATTCTTTACTTCGACAAATAGAAGATAATGATTTAAACTTTTTAAAGCCTGCATTTTTTGAAATGTGGGCTTCAAGGTTTTGGATTAAAAAAGGGTTCGACGGTTCGACTTTTATACAAGATTTTGCGCACCCTTCAATTTGTTCTTTTTTTCACGATTATTTATACAGGGTTTACGGTGGTGGATATAAAGCAGATTTTATTTTTTATAAAATTCAAAGGCTTTTAAAAGATCCAAACGCAAGAAAAAACTTTGTAGGGGTTCGGGTTTTTGGTTCTTTCTTTAGATTAAGGCACTTCTTAAAAGGGCGAAGAAAAGAAATTTCTTACAACTTTATAGAATTATTTATATATTTAAAGAAACTAAAAAACAAATAAAAATGAACGAACAATTAAATCAATCTTTGAAGGTAGTTTTCGGAATCGTTGAAGGATCGCAAGCTTCAGGGCTGATAAAATCAACAGCGCAAGCTTCGCAAGCAAATCAAGCAATGGGCCATATTTTAAGTGCTTTGAATATTGGGTTGAATGAAGAAGGGGAATTTGTGAATATTGAAACAAAACTTGAAGTAAAAGAGTAATAAAAAAGGGGTTTAGGGTTGCTTGTAGTGAATAATTTGTTTTTATTCGTTTATTTATACGTTTTGTATAATTAACGCCTTAAAAAGTAAAATAATAACTATTATAAAATTATAAACCCCTTAAAAAATGAACAGCAAAAACGATATGAATTTTAACGAATTATTTTTTAAGGAAGGATTTTTTGCGGTAACGCTTGGTTTTTTAGGTTTACAAATTGGTGATGTTTCCGTTTTACTTTCAAGCCTTGCAAATCTTGGTTCAGTTATTTTGGCAGGGATTGCAATTTACACTTTTATAAAAAAAGAAAAATCTGAAAAGAAGAAATAAAAAGTGCGCGCGTTTTTATACGTTTTATTTATTGTATCGGTTTACAGAAAAAACTTTTATTTAAGGCTGAAGTTAATATTAAAAATATTGGTTTTGGCTTTTTTGTTTTATGTGTTTTTTTCTAAATCAATAAACTTTTTCTAGTGCTTAATTTTGATACTCATAGCGTTTTTATTAAACCAAGTTTTGGCTATTGTATTATAAGAATAAAGAAAAATTCTTTTCTTGATCGGGAAACAGTTGCTTCAATAATTTCAATAAATGAAACTTTTATTGAACTGGGTTTTTATCGGTTTATGGTTGACATACAGAAAGGCGTTACTTCAAACACAAAAGCAATTGATCATTTAAGTATTAACGGGAATCAAAGCAAACTTGAAAGGATTGCTTTTGTTGACGCAAATATTAACAATATTCAAATATTTTTACTGAATTTATTGATTAAATGTTTATATCTTAAAGGCAAAGTTGAAATAAAACTATTCAAAACTAAAAAACAAGCGGGAAAATGGCTCAAAGAGTAACAAAAGATTTTTTTGATATTGAATTACTGCCTATTGAATACCACGGGCGAAACTGGAAAACATTTATTGATGTTAGAATTGTTAAAATTGCGCAAAGGTTACGCGATCAATTCGGCTCAATAACGGTTAATGATAAATATCTTGGTGGGAATTATAACCTTTCAGGGTGGCGACCTTTTGAAACTAAAATTGGAGCTTCTTTTTCGGCCCATAAATTTGGGCGCGGGCTTGATTTAAAGTTTAACATTGAATTAATTGATCCTATTGCGGTTCAAGCTTACATAATACAGAATGAAGCAGAATTTATTGAATTGGGCCTTACACGTATGGAAAACGCGCATAAAACCGTTACTTGGTTGCATATTGATTGCACCTTTACGGGTTCAAATAAAATAGTTATATTTAACCCGTGAAAAAGAAAATATTCAGATTCGGAAAAGGTTTAATTGATGGGTTGCTTTTTGGCGTTCCTTCAGCAGTTAAGAATTCAACGGCTTCACCTGATAATGGCGAAGGCGTAAAGGATTATTCAAAAAACTTGGGATATATTACGGCCATAATAATTACAGCTTCAGTTGCATTTGGTGCAATGGAAATTGAAAGTGCTGAAAAACTTTTTAAACTCTTAACAAAATTTAGTTTTTGGGGTTAAACGCTTTGTTTCTTTGGCTTTGTTGCCGTTTTTTGTTTAGTTTTGCACCTCTTCGGGGGTGCTTTTCTTGTTTAGAATCATTCTAAATTAACACCAATTGAACAAATAAATCACTTTATTTATTGTTTTTCCATTGCTTTGGGCTTAACTTTAGCAAAAAATAACTATGAAAAAAATAACTACAAAATCAAAGTTCTTGCGGGCTGATTTTACAACCTATGAAGTTGAAACTTCAGGCGGTAAAGTTAAGAAACTGGAGCTTCAAGAAAAGAATCAAAAAGATATTATTCACTTCTTTATAAAAATAAACGGTTACAGTTTAGGCGCAATTGCGGAACAGTTGCAGAAATCGCAAACTTCTTTGTTTAGAACTTTAGAACGTGAAAATTTAGATTACCAAGATTTCTTGAAAATTTATAAAATTGCAACTGGAAAAGAATACTTAACAGGGGTTGATTTTATCGACGATTTAAACGGCCTTTATACTTTGAAGCTTAATCAAGTAGTTGACCTTTTAGAAGCAGAAGAAACGCCCTTTATAATTGGTTGCGGGGCTTATTTATACAGACTAACAAACAAAAACAAATAACAAAATGAAAAACTTAATTAAAGCAGTTGTTGCGGTTTCTTCAGAAGTCCGAAACATAGAAAAAAATTTAAACGTAGGTACGGGAAATTTTGGATATAAAGGAATTGCAGACAAAGACGTTAAAAATGTAATTGGTAAAGCAATGATTAAAAACGGGCTTGCAATATTCCCTATAATCAAAAAATACAAATAAAAAGAAAACAATCAGTTTTTACTGAAGTAATAACAACTTACAAGCTTTACCACGAAAGCGGGGAAAGTATTGAATTACAGGGATACGGGCACGGGGTTGATTCACAGGATAAGAGCGCAGGGAAGGCAACAACTTACGCTTTAAAATACACCCTTCTATATAATTTTATGATTGCAACAGGTCACATTGATGATTCAGACGTTTTAAATTCAGAAGATATAAAACAGCCTGTAAAAGTTGTACCTGTAAAAGTTGCACCTGCTAAAGTTGCACCTGATAAAGTTGCACCTGCTAAAGTTGCACCTGTTAAAAAAGCAGTTGTTAAGCTTTGGATCACAGATGAAATTTTTGAAAAGTGCAAGGCGTTAAATGAAAAGCAACTTGAACAGGTTTTTGATAAATACCAATTCAGAAAAGAAGAACAGGAAGAAGAACTTCAAGAACTTTATAATCAATTAAAATCAAACAATTAAATTTTACAACTATGTTATTACAACACGAGGGGGCTTTAATAGTCTTAAAAGATGCTGAAAAAATCAGCGAAAAATTTACAAAAAGAGAATTTGTAATTGAAGATTCAAGCCAATACCCGCAGAAGGTAAGCTTTCAATTGACGCAAGATAAATGCGATTTACTTGATGTTTTTAAATTGGGTGATTCTGTAAAGGTTAACTTTAATTTAAGGGGGCGCGACTGGACAAGCCCGCAGGGTGAAATTAGATATTTCAACACGCTTGAAGCTTGGAAAATTGAATTAATACCTTCTTCAGAACAATTTGCACCGATTGCAAAAACAACTATTATTGAAGATTTAGAAGAAGATCAGCTTCCTTTTTAATTAATCAGGGGTTGATTAATTCAACCCCTTTAAACTTTACAAAAATGAAAGTAAAAATTAATCATAAAAAAGATACGCTTCACGAATTAATTAACGCCTGCTTAATAGCTAAAAAAGAAGGTTTAAATTCTTTCAAGATTGAATTTCAAACTTCAAATTGGGTTGAAATAAGCTTCAAAAGAGTTTCAACAGAAAAAGAGCGTTTAATTAAGGAAGTAACAAAGGCCCGTGAAGAATATGAAGAACTGAAAAGAGAATTGAAAGAACTGGGTTAAACTTTAAACAGTGTAAAAACCTTTAAAAACCCTGAATTCATTAACTTGAACGGGGTTTTTCTTATTTAGAATGAATCTAAATAAACACCAAGCGAACAAATAGTTAATTTTTTCACTTGTTTTTGCTTGCTTCGGTTGTATCTTTAAAAAAAAAACGCAACAAATTATGAAAATTTCAGCAAAATATTTAGCAAAAAAACTTTTTACTTCTTATGCAAAAGAAGAATTATTAAAAGGTAAAACAGAAAAAGAAATTAAAGAAAATTTTACTTTGGAATTGTTAAATACTAAAAGCAAAGAATTTTGTAATAAAAATGGTTTTGAATTAATAGATTAATTAACGCCCTTAGGGGCTTTTTTATAAACCCAATAAATTAAACAAATGAAAGAATTAATTACTAAAGCAATTTTAAGGCTCAAAGTTAAAGGCCAATTTGATATAATATTGAAAGATATTTTTGAAGAAATTAAGCTTATTAAAAAAGAATTATAAACAATTAAAACCAAAACAAAATGGCAACACTTTATGAAATTCAAAACGATTTATTAAACTTATTTTATGAAATCGAAGAAGCAGAAGGGGAAATTACAGAAGAACAATCTGATCAACTTGAAATTGCTGAAGGGCAACTTGAAAGCAAATCAATTGCTTACTATTCAATTATTAAGAAAGAAGAAGGAACAATTTCTTCAATAGATGATGAAATTAAGCGTTTGACAGCAATGAAAAAGCGAAGCAATACATTGATAACAAATTTAAAAGGAAGGCTTTTAAACGCTGTTAATTTGTTCGGTGATGAAAAGAAAGGTTTAATTGTTGGCTTGCATACGTTCAAGAAAAGAAAATCAACTTCAGTTACTGTTGAAGATTCTGATTTATTACCTGAAGCGTTTATTGTTGAGAAGGTTACAAAATCACCTGATAAAAAAGCAATTAAAGAAGCCATTGCTTCAGGTGAAGAAGTAACGGGCGCAAGTTTAACAACTAATTATTCACTTTCAATAAAATAAAAAAATGTCAAAGGAAATTATAAGGCAATTAATGCAAGATGAAATTTGTTTTTCAATTGGGGTTTCACATCAGAAACTAAAAAACAAAGGGGTTGATAGGGTTTCAAATGATTATTTTGCAATACTATCTTTAAGAGATCAAGAAGTTGCGCAGGAAAACCAATTTAAACGGGAAACAGGGAAAGATTTTTACACAAAAGATTTACTTCAATGTTGCGTTAAGTTCTTCAAAGCAAACACTGAAAAATTTAAATTAATAATGAGTGATTCAGAAGGAAGAATTTACGAATTGAAAGAAAAATCATTTAAAGAATATCACGAAAATTTAATTAATTAACATTTATAAATATTTTTAAAATATAAATTAAAAAAAATGGTTAGAACAGTAAAAGATTTAATTAAAATATTAAGTGAATTACCTGATGAATGTCAGGTTTTTTTAACAAAAGAAAATGAAGTAATACCTGCCGAAATAGAAGTAAAAGCCTTAATGGAAAAAGGAAGCCCCGAACCTTTAGGGGTTATTTTAAACACTGTTTTAAGTGAAGAAATAGAAAGATTAATAACTAACAACTAACAATAATTAATAAATTAATTATGAACGAATACTTTTTAACTAAAATTAAATATCTGAAGCAAAGCGCAGAAGATGGAACAATTAAAAGCGTGATTGAAGAATACGTTTTAAATTCGCTTTCCTTCATTGAAGCAGAAACAAGGCTTCAAACAATCCTTGAAGAATATATTGCAGAATACGACCTTATAAAATGCGATAAAATGAACATTCACGGGGTTGTGATTGATGAATCAAAAAGCAATTTCTTTAAAGTTAAAGTTTCTTTTGTTTCAGAAGATCCTGATTCAGGAAAAGGAAAGGCAGTAAATGAAGTTTACCTTGTACAATCCAACGAAACAAAAGAAGCTTTTGAAAAAATTGAAGCAAGGTTTGAAGATTCTGTTGTTAACTGGGAAATTGTAAGCGTATCAAAAACAAAAATTTGTGATTTCTTTCCTTACGTTGAAGAAGTGGTAATTGAAAATAATTAATTAAAAAAAACTAAATATGAAATTGAAACAACAAATTACAAACGATAATTTTAAAACAATTGAAGTTAAACTTCACTACGATCAAGAACTTACAAAAGGGCTCTATTCTGTTGGTAAAAATGAATTTGTAAATAAAAATATAAAGAATTTAAAAATAAACGTTAACCCCGCAAAAGATAATAATTCTGTGGGTTTAAGATTCACCAAAAAAGAAAATTTTATAATAGTTACAGTTGGAATTGATGACGGAATTCAACCGCCTTTTTATATCCAGTTTATAATTACAAAAAAATGTTCTGCTAAATTAATAAATAATTGCACTTTTTATTTATTAGAAGATTTTAAAGTAATTTTAATTGAAGCTTTAGAAGTTTTGAACGCTGAAACATTGGAGGATTTAATTAATTTAAAATCTAATTTATTAAATTAATTAATTAGGGTAATGAACTTTATATTATAAAATTTGTTACCCTTTTTTTTTAAAAAAACACCCGAAATTAACCCTTTATATAATGGAATACAAAGCAACTATTCACGCAAACGCGCCTTCAAAATCTAACACTTATAAAATAATAAGAAGAAAAACGCCCAACGGTTACAAAGCAGGGCTTGCGAAATCTGAAAAAGTACGAATGTTTGAAATCTTTGCGCGATCATGCTACAGTAAGGAATTAAAAAACGCGAATATCTGCAAGCCTTTCAGATTAGATTTATTTGTTTATTTTAAAACTTCGGCTTCTGATCTGGATAATTCAGCAAAAGCAATACTTGATTCTTTACAGAATGAAGGAGTAATTAAAAATGATAATCTTTGCTTTGAGTTAAATATGAAGAAAGGCGTTGATAGGTACAACCCAAGAATTGAATTAAAATTATCAATATTATGATTGAAGGAATACAAGAAAGAAAGTTTTTAATCTGTTGTTTAGAAGAAACAACGACTGAATCAGGAAAGGTTTTAAAGCCTATAAACTACGCAATGAAAGAATTGCACCTTGAAGAAGGTAAAGTTGTTCAAATCGCATATAATTATGATTCAATGCTTAAAGAAATAATTAAAAACAATTGATTAAAACAGTTGCAGGTTTACAACTAAATACTTAAATTTAAATATATGGATTTGAAAAGATATAAGAAAATAAGCAATTACGCTCAAAGTATCGGGAAATCAATAACTTGGGTTAACAAGTTGCACGAAAAAAAGGAATTGATTATTGTTAAAATTGACGGGGTAAAATTCGTTGATGTTTTTTCAATTAAGCCTTAAAAAAATTTAATTAAAATTAAACAAGTTTAAAACCTTAAACCAATGGCTAAAGAATTACCTTATTTTAAATTTATTACTTCTGAATGGTTGGACGGTGAAATAACAATTGAAGATTTAGAAACGCAAGGTTTATTTATAAATATCTGCGCGCTTTACTGGTCAAAAGAAGGAAGGCTTTCTTTTTCTAAAATTAAAAAAAGATTCAGGTTTGCAAGTGAAGAAAGTTTTAATTCTTTAATTGAAGAAGGCTTTATTGATGTTGAAGAAGATTTTATTTCAATTTCATTCCTTAATGAACAACTTGAAGAAAGGGTTTCTAAATCATTGACTAACAGCCAAAACGGAAAGTTAGGCGGGCGACCAAGAAAAGCGAAACAAAACCCAAATAAACCGACCGCTTTAATTTCGTTAAGCGAATCAAAAGCGAATCAAAGCCAATTAGAAGAGAAGAGAGGAGAAGAGAAGAGAGAAGAAAAGAAAAGAGTAAATAAAGAAAAAACCGCTTGCGCTGAAAAAGAAGCTTTATTTTTTAATTTTTGGGAAACTTACGATAAAAGCAGAAATAAAGAAAAAGTTAAAACCAAGTTCTTCAAACTTAAAAACCAAGAAATTGAAAAGATTTTTGAAACTTTGCCTTCTTACGTAAAATCAACCCCTGATAAAAAATTCCGTAAAGACCCACTAACTTATTTAAATCAAAAAACTTTTGAAGATGAAATTATTGCAAACACAGGACAAACAGGAAATCAAAATAAAGGAGTTCAAGCAAGGCTTCGGGAAAATATCGAAAATTCTAAGCTTAGAGGAACAGAACCTGTTGACTGGTCACTTTTGTAAATTAAAAATAAGGGATTACAATGAAAACCAATTTAAAGAAGTTGCAACCGCTTTAAAATTAATATCTGTTAATTCAGGCGTAAATGAACCGCTTGAAGATTGGGCTTCTTTAGAACTCTTAAAATTCATAAAAACAGAATTTAAAGATTTTAGCTTTACAGAAATTAGGGAAGCTTTTGCGAAATACAACGCAGGAAAATTAAGTTTTTCAAGTGGAGCTTATCAAAATTTTAGTCAAAAATTTGTTGCTGATGTTTTAAACAGTTACAAATCTTTTAGAAATAAAGCACTTTTGAAATATTACAAAGAACTTGAAAGGGTTGAATCTGAAAAACCTTTGAAACCTGAAGAAGTTGAAGCCATTGAAGAAGATTTTATTAATAATTGCCTTTATAAACCCTATGAAAAAGCGTTAAGAAATAAAACAGAAGTTGTTTTTGATGATGCAATTGCTTCTTCAATACTGTTAAAGATGCTTAAAAAGGGCGTTTTAATCATTTCTAAGGAAGAAACAATTGAATTTAAGGTAAGGAGTCGAAAGAGCTTAAACCAATCGCTTAAAAACGATTTAACAATGAATAACAAAACTTCAATAAATAATTTAATTGAAGAATTGAAACTTGAAGAAGTTGGGCATTCAGTAGAAAGAAAGATAAAAGAACGCGCTTCAAAATTATATTTAGAACAATTTATCAACGGGAAATTAAGAGCAGGGGCAACTTTAGAAAGTATAAAATTTTAAATTATGGAAATTAATAAGATATACAACGAAAACTGCCTTGATACAATGGCAAAAATGGAAAATAATTTTATTGATTTAACAGTTACTTCACCGCCTTACGACTGCCTAAGAACTTATAACGGATATAGTTTTGATTTTGAAAGCATTGCGAAAGAACTTTTCAGGGTAACAAAAGAAGGGGGCGTTGTTGTTTGGGTTGTTGGTGATGCGACGGTAAAAGGAAGCGAAACGGGTACAAGTTTCAAGCAAGCCTTATTTTTTAAAGAATGCGGTTTTAATTTGCACGACACAATGATTTATAACAGGTCAGCAATGCCCAACGGTTCTAAAAGATACGGGCAAGATTTTGAATATATGTTTATATTATCAAAAGGAAAAATAAATAAATTTAACCCAATAAAAGAAAAATGTAAATACGCGGGAATTGGTACTTCGCCAACTTCAAGAAACAAAGAAGGGAATTTAATAGGAAAAGGGAAAAGAATAATAAAAGACACTAAAAAAAAATCTAATATTTGGAAATATTCAGCAGGTAACAATAAAAGCACAACAGATTCTATTGCACATAAACACCCTGCAATTTTTCCTGAAAAATTAGCAAATGATCATATATTAAGTTGGAGCAATGAAAAAGATTTAGTTTTCGATCCTTTTACAGGAAGCGGAACAACTGCAAAAATGTCTATATTAAATAATAGAAATTATCTAGGTTCTGAAATTAGTAAAGAATATTTTCAAATTTCAATCAAAAGAATAGAAGAAAGCACAATTCAAAAAAGTTTATTTTAAAAACTACAAATCAAAAAAACTAAACAAATGAAAGAAGTATTTAATTTTAGAATAAACGAATCAAAACTTGATGACCTTGAAAAGATTGAAAGGCAACTTAATAAAGCAGTTGAAAGAGTTACCAAAGATAAGAAGCCGAAGAAGGTTCTTTTTGAAACTGGATATAATTTTGACGATTTTGTAAACGAAAAATGTACAATAAGAATAACTTTAATTTATGATCAGGCACAAACAAGAAGAAGCAATTATAAATTGGCTGAATGAGTTTAAAAAAAGAAGTGAACCTTTTAGGATTAATAAAGCAGAAATTATTTTTGATCCTGAAAGATTTGCGGAAATGAATATTGAACGAATTAAATCGGCCGTTTCAATTCAGACTTATAAAAACAGCCTGCAAGAAGTTACAAAAGTTAAAAAAGCTTTTGATTCTCTTATTTAGAATGAATATAAATAAACACCGATTGAACAAATAACTTGTTTTTTTTATTGTTATTCCTTTCTTTGGACGTATCTTTAAAAAAAAACGCAACGATATGACAACTTCAACAAACCAAACAAACGAAAAAACTTTTAATAACAAAGTAAAAGCTCAAACAGTTCAATTAATACCAACAGCAAAAAAATTTAAAAAATTACACGTTGCGGGAATTGGTTATGTTTTTTATATAAAAGATGAAAATAATAATACAATTGGAAAAGTTTACAAAGTTAGACAAAAAGGAATGTTAATTGAAAAAAATTAGTTTACGCCCTTCGGGGCTTTTACTTTAAATAAAAAAAAGATGAAAAAAGCACTAAAATTTTTGAAAGTTTTCACAGCGTTAAATTTAGCGGTTTTAATACCAATTTATTTTGTTGGTTTATTAATGAATCAAGGCAATTTTTACTGGTTTACGAATGAGTTTAAAGACTTGCAAAGCGGTCAAATTCAATTAATTATGGTTATATTAATTTTAATTGAAGTAATGTTTTCAGGCGCAGTTTTAAAGGGTGAAAAAATTATCAAAATGTAATTATAAACAGTAAAACAAAACAAAGAAATGAAAACAGATTTTAAGAAATACGACAAAGAAAACCCTGCAATTTGGAAAGCTTTTGTTGAACTATCAAAGCAAACAAGATTGAAGGGATTTGAAACTTACGGGGCAAAAGGAATACTTGAATTAATCAGGTGGCACACTGGGGCAATTGGAAACGACGGCTTCAAGGTTAACAATAATTTTGCGCCTGATTACGCAAGAAAAATGATGCTTGAATATGCTGAATTTAACGGCTTCTTCAGATTAAGAAACTTACAAAAGGAAAGAAGGTAACATTTAAGCAATGGAATACAAATTGAAATATAAAGCACCGCAATTTTCAATTGATGGGATTAGGTGCGCTATTTGTGAAGATTACGTTCCTTTACCTAACAAAGGAATTTGCGATAAAAAAGAATGCAAAGATAGGCTTGAAGAATGGGTTAAACCTTTAAACAAAAAGAAATGAAAATTGAAGAAATTAAAAGCCCTGAAGCAAAAGCTTTAGCACTTAGAAACAAAGAAACAGAAGGAACTGATTTAGTAAATTCGTTTAACTGGGAACATACAAATCAAGGCGTTTTGTTTTGGTTTGAAGTAAATGAAAGAAACCCTTCAACCAAAGAATTGAAAAAAGAATTTCCTTTTGTGTTTAAGGCAACAGAAACAGCAAGAAAAATTTTAAACAGTGAAAAAGTAAGCCGTTGGGATGCTTATACTCACAGGAAGGAATTAAGAACCCTTTTGAAAGGAAATGAAACAGCCCTTCAAGATTTAGAAGATTTAATTGAATGGGCCGAAGAATCTTTTTAATTATCTTTAATAAACTAAACAAACAACTTTATGGAGCGTATTAAATTACACCTTATTCACTCTAAAAGATCAGAAGGAAGGCAAAGAATAATAAAACAATTTAAAGAATCTTCTGAAGCCTTAATTGATATTGAAGCCGATTTTTTAGATGATCTTTTTAATGAACTTGATTTAAGAACCTATCAAGAACTTTATTCAAAATATTCTGTTGATTACTACCTGAAAGCAAAAGAATTGCAAGAATCAACTTCAAACGTTGTTGAAATAAATCTTGATTACTTTATAAAATATTTTCCTGTTGAAGGCGCGAAATTTTAATGTTTAGAATATGAGTATGTGGCGGTATAAGAATAGTAGGAATGTTTAATTGCTTACACGTTAATAAAAAGCAGTCGGGTGAATTACTAACCATGCAACCGCCATTACTTATATTTATTGTTGTATGTCTTTTTTAATTGCATACAACATTGAAATAATAAACTGCCCTTTTTAGGGTTGTTATTATAGAATGTTAAAAGCCGTTTTAATGGCGTTCTTTTATTATCTTTAATAAACTAAACAAACAACTTTATGGAGCACAAATTTAACTACGAATGGACATTAAAAAATGCAGTTTTTACAAAAGATAAAGGATCTGTTTTTAGTTGTTTTGCTTGCGGTGGGGGTTCAACTATGGGCTATAAATTAGCAGGTTTTAATGTTTTAGGGTGCAACGAAATTGATCCTAAAATGATTGAAGCCTATAGGGTAAATCATAAACCAAAATACAGTTTTTTAGAACCAATTCAAACATTTAAAAACCGTAAAGATTTACCTGAAGAACTTTATAAACTTGATATTTTAGATGGATCACCGCCTTGCAGTAGTTTTTCAATGTCTGGTAATAGACAAAAAGACTGGGGAAAAGAAAAGAAGTTTAGAGAAGGTCAAGCAAAACAAACCTTAGACACTTTATTTTTTGATTTTATAGATTTAGCCAAAGAATTAAAACCCAAAGTTGTAGTTGCTGAAAACGTTAAAGGCTTGCTAATGGGGAGCGCAAAGGAATACGTTAAAGAAATTTATAAGCAATTTGATGAAGCAGGTTATTCTTGCCAACATTGGCTTTTAAATGCTTCAAAAATGGGCGTACCGCAAAGAAGGGAAAGAGTTTTTTTTGTTTGCTTGCGTAAAGATTTAGCTAAAAAATTTTTATATCAAAAGGATATTTTTACAGAAGTTCCAAAACTTGAATTAAGTTTTAAAGAAGAAGAAATTCCATTTATAAATTTGCAAGAAGAAGAAGTTGAAAGAATAAAAGTTCCTGATTCATATTTAAAGCACTGGTTAAAGGCAAATAAATCAGGGCGTTCTTTTGAAACAAAAAATAAAACAAAATTCGGTTTCTTTTATAAAGCAATTCAAAAGCTTCCTTTAGCTACAATAACAAGCGGAGGGGCTTATTCTATTGAAAATAAACCTGCGCTTTTAACAAATAATGAATTTTGTAAAGGTGGATCTTTTCCTTTAGATTATAATTTCATAAACAATAAACCGCAGTATTTAATTGGAATGAGCGTTCCGCCTGTAATGACTGCCCAGATTGCAACAAAGATTTATGATCAATGGATTAACTTATTATAAAAGGTTTCAATATTTTATTTTTATTATCTTAAATCATGGCAATAAAGAAACCAATAAAGAAAAAACCAAAGAAGCAAAGAACAAAACTTTCAATTATGGAAGAAAAATTTTGTTTGGAATATTGCAAAACAGGAAGGAAAAAAGAATCTGCAATTTATGCGGGTTATTCTGCAAAATCAGCACAAACAACCGCTTGGGATTTACTTTCAAAACCTATTGTAAAAAATGAAATTGAAAGGATCAAAAGTAATATAATGGAAAGCGCGGGAATTAGTGCGCTTGCTGTTGCAATGGAATTAAAAAGCATTGCATTTTCAAGTATGGCGGGAATGTTTGAAAACTGGTTAAAGGTAAAAGATTTTGAAAAACTATCGCCCGAACAAAAAAGAAGTATTTCAGACATCAAAGTTA